GTTTTACTGTTTGTATTTTTGGCTCTATTTATTGGTGGTTTTAAACTTGTTTCCCGTAATGGAGAGACAACAGAGAGACAACAGAGAGACAACAGAGAGACAACAGAGAGAACAACCACAGTCCCTATGAGGACCGAGACGATAGAGAGACGATAGAGAGAGAGCAGAGTCTAAAACGTGACCGAAAACCTGGTTCTGGTCACAAAATAGACTTGGGAGAGTTGAACTACTGGGGAGAGTATTGTCAAATGCAACGGAACTTTTTAACCAATAGAGAGAGGTGATAATGCGAGAGAGTAACTTTGCATTTTTTAGCGACATAGAAGACAACGACACCAGGACTGCTGCTATCAACGAATTTGTTGATATTGTGCAGAGTTTACCGTATAGATGCGGTGTTGAAGTGTTAACAGCGATTAGAGAGAGGGTTATACTGGACTATATAGTTAACAACAGAGTTGATATAGATGTTTAGAGATAATTATTGTTATTAACATTAAAGTGCTTTAAAAAGCGTTTAAGAAACTATATAGTCATATATTCTACCACAAACTGAGGAGATTTTAAAGATGGGACGAAAGATTAGGTACTATCGCAACGAAACAACAGACCCTAGACTAGTGAAGGGTAAACTGTATACAATGCACGAGTTAGCTAAACGTGTTAAACAGTCACCGACTACAATACGCAGTAGAGTAGGCACTGGCGACACTGTTACTGATGAACATTTTATCAGTAAGAAAGTAACACGTTCAATATGGCCTGTATTTGAGACAGAGATACAGGAAAAATCATCACAATGGCTGAGGAGAAAGTTATAATGTTTAAAAAATACATGTTAGAGGGTACTCTTGACCCAGAAATACAAGCAGTCTTTAAAGCAGCCGCAGATATTAGCAATGGTGTTTTTAGCTTGCAAGAGGCCGCTAATCACTATAAGGTACACCCGTCAGTGATTGTACAGTTTATTGCTGAGAGTACAGAGTATGATATGATATTTAGTAAATTTACTGAGGAGAAACAGTAATGGGCAGAAACTGGAACGGCAGTTGTGAAGATTGGTTGCATGGTGATGAGCCATATGGTTTTGATTTACCAGATGCAGATGATTACCCGCCAATGGAGCAGTGGGAGATTGATGAAGCTAAGGCTGAGATATTGGCAGATGAAGAACGTATAGAGGAGAAGAATGATGATGTTATTCGGTAGAATGCTAAGTGTTGAGTTAATTAACGGTTGCGGTTTATTTCTGGAGTTTGCCGACAGTAGAGCAGTGTGGGTGTATAATAGAGAGACTGAGCAGACTGAGGCTATGCCCTTTGAAGGGATATTGTTACATCTACCCTTTGTACTGGTTAGCTATGGCAGGGTATATGAGGAGGTGCTGTAGTGGCTAAAATACACCAACCATGCCCTGACTGTGGTAGCAGTGATGCGCTACAGATCAACGACAATGGCAGTACATTCTGTCACAGTTGTCATAAATACACGCCCAGTAGTCAGGTTAGAGAGGAGACTTGGGAGATAGCAGTGCCAGTGTCTACAGAACCGAAGGCTAAACCAGACTTCAGTGCAGTGGAGAGAACGCTAACGACAGGTAACTACCAAGCCATTGTCGATAGAGGTTTAACCACCGCCACCGCTAAAACCTACGGAATCCTGGATCAGGCTGATCGCACCTATTTTGCCTACCATGACCCGTCAGATGCTAATGTGCCTATCGCGGCAAAGATCAGACTGCCCGACAAAAACTTTTATAATGTTGGTAACTGGGCAGGTACTGGTCTATTCGGTCAACAGCTATTCAATGGCGGTGCTAAGTACATCACCATCTGTGAAGGCGAGTTTGATGCCGCAGCCGCATACCAGATGCAAGGCAGTAAGTACCCATGCGTCAGTGTCAGGAACGGTGCAGGAGGTGCGCTGAAAGATTGCAAAGCCGCATACGAATATCTGGATAGCTTTGATGCCATTGTAATATGCTTTGATGCAGATGAGGCAGGTACAAAGGCCGCGAGAGAGGTTGCAGAATTGTTTGGTGGTAAATCAGCCATTGTGAAGCACACCAACGGCCATAAAGACGCTTGCGACTACCTGAAGGCCAACGATACCAGAGAATTCATTGCCGCATTCTGGGCAGCAGAGAAGTTTGTACCTGACGGCATCATCAATGGTGCTAGTCTCTGGGAGGAGGTTAACAAACCAGTAGAGAAGGCCGCAGTGCAATATCCGTGGGCTGAGTTGAACAAGCTAACCTACGGCATCAGGGAGGCTGAGTTAGTCACCATCACGGCAGGTTCAGGACTAGGTAAGTCTCAGTTTGTGAGAGAGATAGTGTGGCATATTCTCAAGCATTCTGAGGAGAACATTGGTCTGCTATTCCTAGAGGAGAATGCACGTAAAACTGCGCTATCGCTGATGTCTCTGGCGGCTAACAAGCCGTTGCATCTACCAGATGTAGAGAGTACGGAGGAGGAGCGTTGGGAAGCATTTGAGACTACAATGGGAACTAACAGACTCTACCTATTTGACCACTTTGGTAGCACCAGTGTTGATAACATCATTGCACGTTGTCGCTACATGGCTAAGGCGTTAGACACAAAGTTTCTGTTCTTAGACCACGTTAGTATTGTTGTGTCAGCGCAGAGCAACGGTGACGAACGCAAGGCTCTTGATGAAATCTGCACCAAGCTGAGAATGTTAGTGCAAGAGACAGGCATAACATTGTTTATGGTTAGTCACCTGAAGCGGCCAGACGGTAAAGGCCATGAGGAAGGTGCTGTTAGCAGTCTATCGCAACTCAGAGGCTCTGCATCCATTGCACAGCTATCTGATATGGTGATAGGGCTAGAGAGAAATGGTCAGGCTGATGACCCTGTAGAGAGAAATACAACCCATGTCAGGGTGCTGAAGAATCGCTTCTGTGGCACTACAGGCAAAGCAGGTGGGTTGCTATTTGACCAGACTACAGGTAGAATGACTGAAATTAAAGAGGAAGGTCTATAATGAGATGCATAGCGTGTAACAAGGCTTTATCGGACTTTGAGTCTACTAGGAAATCTGCAATCAGCGGAGAGTATTTAGATATGTGCAATGACTGCTACTTTTACACTGACGACATTGACACTATCGACAGAGAAGACCTACGGTCAGAATCAGACACTGTAATGGAGAGTCAAGAATATGAGCAAGATTGGCAGTTGGATAAGTGAGACACAAGAGAGCAAGGCTCAACTAGCGTACATAAATCCGTACAACAGGTACAGCAACAAAGACACTACAGCGAGGCAATACTATGTTGATTACGTTGGACATAGAAACAAACACCAGTCACGACAACATCTGGGTAGTGGTTACTCAGGACGTTAACACTGGCGAGGTGCTAGAGCATTATAACTCTTACACCCTAGAGCCTGTGCTGCTCAACTGTGAAGGCGTTATAGGCCACAACATCATAGGCTTTGATGCGCCAGTGCTAGAGAGAGTGTGGGGAATACACATTCCAGTAGACATTCTAATAGACACTCTAGTACTCAGCAGACTATACAACCCTTCTCTGGAAGGCGGCCATAGCCTGGATTCTTGGGGCAAACGCTTTGGCGATCCTAAGATAGACTTTGATGACTATGACGGTGGACTAACACCAGAGATGGTGGACTACTGCATACAAGATGTAGCACTAACAACTAGGCTGTATAAACACTTAACTGATTCGCTGAAGCGGGAGGAATTTTCAGAGCAATGCGTAGATTTAGAAAGGAAGGTAGCTATCATTACGGCTCAACAGGAGCGCAACGGCTTCATGCTAGACGTAGAGCAAGCAACTTTGTTGTGGCAAGACATAACACACAAGATGAGGACGATAACAGCGGAACTACAGAAAGTGTTTCCACCAATAGTGGAGGAGCGTTGGAGCGAGAAGACAGGGAAGCGTCTGAAGGACAAGGTGACAGAGTTTAACGTAGGCTCTCGCAAGCAGATAGCAGAACGCCTAGAGGGTGTAGGTGTGAAGTTTAAGCTACAGACTGAGAAAGGTGCTATCATCGTCAACGAGAAGGTGCTAGAGGGTATCGACATACCAGAAGCTAAGATGATATACGAGTACCTGATGCTACAGAAACGTGCCGCGCAGATAGATTCTTGGTTAACCCACGAGAAGGACGGTAGGGTGCATGGTAGGGTTATCACCAACGGTGCTGTAACAGGCCGTATGACGCACCACAGCCCCAACCTAGCGCAAGTGCCATCAGTGTCTGCACCGTATGGCAGAGAGTGTCGTTCATTCTGGCGTGTACCTGAAGGACATAAACTCGTAGGCTGTGATGCCAGTGGCTTAGAACTACGTATGCTTGCACACTACATGCGTGATGAGAGATACACCAACGAGATACTAAGTGGTGACATCCACACAGCTAACATGAAGGCGGCAGGACTCACTGACCGCAACCAAGCCAAGACATTCATCTACGCATTCCTGTATGGTGCAGGAGCAGCCAAGATAGGGCAGATAGTAGGCGGTGGCTACAGAGAAGGACAACAGCTTATAGACTCATTCCTACGCAACACACCCGCACTGGCTAAACTGCGTGAGAAGGTAGCTAAACAC